TGGCGAAGCACTCGAGGTTTCACGAACTGGTGACCAGTTCGTGCCTCAATCGAGGTACGGACACGCCTTGGCAGGCGTCTCCTTAGTCAGGAGTAGTTCGTTTCTGGTCACCGATAACACATCGGAGGCTAGATAAAGAAGATGACTAGACAGCGAAAGCGTCCCCGGAATACCGGGGCGCCAGATATGTCTCCTTGGGGTACTAAGTTCTCTGGGTCCTTTCCGTCCACGGTAATAACTTACCCGAAGACTGGAGGCGCACCTCGAACTAGTACTTTGACCACTTCCCGTGACGTCTCGGATAAACAGCGTCCGACGGCAGGAAAAGCGAGACTCCATCCTGATGGATGGAGAGCGCCAACTCCTTTCCGCTCGTACGTCTGTAAACTCTATCCGGGGCCGGCTTTTGACTACATTGCGAAAAATAGCAATGGCGACGAAGTCCGGCACATTGGGGGTAGGGGGTATAACCCTTCGCTCCCTCAGATGTCAGTTTACTTCGGGACGACTGGTGCCGGGAACTTTCCCCTAACCAGTCAGAACCTAGTAAATCGCGCAACCACTGAAGCACTGAACAAGTTAGCAGATTCGGAGGCGAATGTCGCCGAATCCCTTGCTACTATGTCTCAGACTGCTGATATGGTTACGTCGGCACTTGGGCAGATGCTGAACGTCTACAAAGCTGTTAAAGCTAAGTGGACGAACCGCGCTGCCAAGTGGGAAGCTGCTCGTAAACTCTACTATTCGTATCCTATGCAATCTCGCAAAAAGATACGGTTTCAGAAGTTTATGAAACAGCGTGGTCTTCCTCGGTACAAGCCTAACAGTAACCCACTTTCCAAAAGTGGGTCCTCTGCATGGCTTGAGCTACATTACGGCTGGATGCCTCTTGTATCCGACATTTCGTTCGGCATGAAGGCTCTCCGTGATGGACTTCCGAAAGTGAAAGTCACTGCAATTCGGAATGTCACCGAGGACCAACCTCTCCCTGCGAAGACAGGAACCGTCGCTCCTTACACCCTGAAGCTCAAAGGTAAAGCTACCAATGGCTGCTTGGTGAGGATAGACACTTCACTTACGCACCCGAATTTAGCTAAGTTGAATTCTCTCGGGCTTCTAAACCCGTTTCAACTTGGCTGGGAGTTGCTACCTTTCAGTTTTGTTCTTGATTGGCTTTTGCCAATTGGGAACGCGCTGTCTGGCCTGTCAACTCCATTCGGTCTGAATCTTAAAGGAATTAGTACCACACGTTGGACTAAATCCCGGATTCATTATGAGTGGACCCAGTACCGAGAATATAAGGAAGGATCAAAGATCTCAGCGGATGCTGCGACCCTTGCTACCTACCGAACAGTCTCGTTCTTCTGGCCTACTCCGCGTACGTACTTCAAGTCACCTTTCAACCTGACTCGCGCCGTAACAGCGTTATCGTTACTTAACCAGCTAAGAAAGTAAAGGAACTTTCCTATGCCTGCTCTCCAGAACGTTGTCCTTACGGACCGTGCTGCAACCTCCCACACCTTCACTCCCCGTGACGTCAAGGACGCCACCGGGTTGTTGGTGAATACTGCGGGGGTTCCCGTCGGCGAAAAGAAGCTGACGGTTTCGATGCGGAAGACCGGATCGAAATACAAGGGGAAGTTGACTCTGTCTGTTCCCGTTGTTGTCGACGAAACGATCAACGGCGTTGTTATGCCGAAAATCGTTCGGACCTCCTACGCAACGATCGAAGTGCAATTCGATGACACTTCGTCCACCAATGAGCGGACGAACCTCATCGGCATGCTCGCCGATTCGTTGGGCACCGGTAAAGTGCTCGTTCACAACGCGTTCGTTGGTCTGGAAGGCGTCTATGGCTCGTAAGATCCATATCGCATTCCTTTTTGGCTTGACACTTTTGGTGGCGTGCACCTCCCCCTCGAAAGAGGGCATGCAATCGTCACTGAAAGCCTCACTGCCCGTCGACGCCGTCCTTACCTTTGAATAGGTAAGGACTTCTCATCATTCAGAATAATCTGAATGATATGACAACGAGGTAAGACCATGTCAAACTACGTTTCTGGCGGTAAGAACCGCAGAAAGCGTATTTCCCCAAACGCTCTCTCCAAATCGCAGATTAGTGAGATTAATACTCTCATTTCGTCTACGATGTCCCATAACATTGAGTTTTCGGAAAGCGATCAGCCCACATGGGCTGAGCGTTACCTTCGCTCTGTGTTTTGGTCTAAGTTCGGGTCATCCGGGTTTTCCCAGTTCACAGGAAAACCCGACCGAACTTCGAAGGAGAGAAAACTAGCAGCCATTGAGAAGTGGCTGTTAGTTGAGGAACGGAACAAGTGTACTAATGCCCGCATTAATTTATTTCAAGTGTCCTTTGGGACGTACTCTTCTGAGGACGTTCTAGAGCTTACTTCGAAATATATCATGCAGACCATCGGTAAAACCCCTCCAAGGGATCTTATCGGTGAGTACACTGGTGGCGCATCTACTCGCATAAAGCGTAGTCCGTGCGCCATCCCTCAAAAGTTCGAGGGGAAGGCACACGTTTCTTCTTCTGCCGTTCTTATAGCGGGTAGCCTCTTTCTGAGGTATCCGTTATGGGGGCGTTACATTCATAGCCAAGGTGGCTATGAAATGCAAGAGAGAAGCGTGCTGTTTACCGTACCAAAGAACTCGGAAATTGACCGGGTGGCTTGTAAAGAGCCTGAGGTCAATATGTATCTCCA